TGATCTTTAACTCCAAGGTTTGTTTCTACATGAACTTTAAAGAAACTAATTAGTCTATCAACAGTTTCATCCCATGTTTCCCTACGACCTTCCTCTTCAAGCCATCGGGAGTATCGGGACAAGTAAATAAAGTTCTGGTACTCAGTCGGTAGTCCCATCACTATTCTCCCCATATTCAAATTCAATACATAAGTCAATATAATGTTTAGCTTTTAATAAATCATCTTTACCTTCACCCTTTATACGATGTCTAGTAATATACTTTACTGCATTACCTTCACACCAGCTAAGATTATTAGCTATGATATATTCTGTCGGTTGTATTTTTAAACTACTATAATGATTACCCCCTATTTGGTATTTGGTAGCTGACATTCAACTGCTCCTATTTGTTATCAGATAATATCTGATAAATTCTATATCTAAAATTTGATTTCTGTTTTCCATTAATAACTTCGTAAGCAAATCCTCTTACAGAATTTGTATCTACATTAGCATTGTCACATATAAACTCAAAATTTTCACACGTTACTCCGACACTACAGAAGAACCATGCTCTTGCTCTATCCTTTACTACTATATTTGTTTTATTGGTAGCATCTAACAGAGCTTGTAATATAATAGCCAAATATAATCTACGTTCAGGTTCTTCTCTTTCAAACTGAACTATAGGATCGATAAATATATCTTCATTTTTCTTTGGTTTGTACATTTTCTGGATCTTTATAACTTTCAACCGGACGATAGAACTTACCACCTACTCTTGAATTATAGTAAGCTGGTTCATCTGTTCCTTCTAGCGTAGTAGCTAGAACATTATACTTCATCTGATAGTATAGTTCATAATATCTAAGGCTACGTCTATTTTTATATTCAGCTATGATTTCAAACTTAAATTTTTTCTTTCCTATTTTATCTATATCTTCATTCAACCATTTGGATGAACCAGTATATGTTTTCCAGTTAGATTGTTTATCTCCAAACTTACCTTTAACCATATACTGTTTACATCCTATGTATGCTTTACCTGTTTGACGATTAGTAATTACATAGACAAATCCGAATTTATCTACATTCGGCTTAAACTTTTTACGACTACCAAACTTTAGCCAATGATGATCTACCAATCAACTACCTCTGGTACTTCAGGCAGCTTGGCTACTGTAGTTAGATACCTGTATCCTCTGGCATAATTAAATACACGTAATCCATTTCCATTGTTGGCATCCTTCCAGCATTCTCTTTTATGGTTACAGTATATACAAGATGTACCTAATCTTTTATTTCCAGAGGCTCCATCTTTTACATCACTGAAACATTTAGGTGGCATAACTTTAGATTTAACAATAGATTTTAAATACTTAACTCTATCCTTTGCATTAATCATTTCTAAAGAATGAACAGGAGCTAAACATATCTCCCCACTTTGTTTATTAATAGCTAAGAAAGCTGCCTCATCTACATTATTACCTTCAGCGTATGCTGAGATCTGTGCTATATAACCAAAGGGATCATCTTTAACTAAGTCTCCCTTCTCAAATTTTTCAAATCCTCTTGGAGAAGTAGACTTACAATCTACAAGAACTCCATCTATCACACAGTCTTGGTGTCCTTTTACTCCTTCAACATATAATTCTTTTTGTGCATCTGTTACTTTGTGACCGGACAATTTTGTAAATGCTATAAGTAACTCTTCCAATAGATGACCATATAAAAACTTAATACGAGTAGAAGAAGTTATTGGATCATCCTTTGTTTTTAAATTAACATCATACCATATCTGTCTATCCGGTCTACCTATAGCAGACAATCTTAAATTATTTCTACCTTGATCAGCTGGATCATATAAAGCTGACCTAAGATGTTCTTTTATATTGTCTCCGAACTCATCAATGCATTCAAATATTTCTTCTTCGCTTAAAGAAGAGTCCTTAGCATTGAATAGATTATATATATCTTCGACTAATGTATTTATAGTTTTCATATAAGAATAGGGAGAGGCTTTCACCTCTCCCCTCTCCTAGTTAGAAGTTAAGAAGCAAAGGGAATGTCTTCATCCCCTTCACCACTGGTAAAACCACCATCAACAACATCAAAAGCCTCATCCGCTTCTGTATTATAAGGAATCAAATTAACTACTTGGACTGCTCGTAGATCAGCACTAACACCAGCACGACCCTTAAACTCCCAGTCATAAGTAGTATAGTGAACATTAACTTCAGAACCATTACCTATAAGAGTCTGAGTCATGGTTCTTTTCTGACCGTCCACAAGATCAGGAGCACGATTTAGGGAGCCATCCTTACGACGTACCTTACGTTTAATAGTAATAAAATCTCCACGATCATCACCTTTATTCTTTACAGTTAGACCGTCCTTCTTAATAGTATCCAAGTTTTTCTTATCAAGATTACAAACATCAATAGTCCATGTACCATCGGGATCGAAGGTAGTATTTGGATTGGTGATCGCTGCCCAATAAGCATTTCCTGAAATTACTGACATATTTTTAGCTCCTTTTGCTGTGTTTAAAAATGTAGTTTCTCATATTTTATATAACCTGTCAAGTCCTAATGTGTCATGGTCCAAGTTTCCCCGTCTTTCCATGTACTATCTAGAGGACAATTGAATTTTAACTTACGTTCAGTATCTTTAATTGCTTCTCTTGTTATACTTCCAAACTTTTGTATGTCTCCTTTAGCGACTTCAAATTGATACTCATCATGAATAGAAGCTACTAACTTAGCATCTACTCCACTACTTGATATTCTTTGTGTCATATTAACTAACCATTCTTTACATATACTTGCTCCTGCCCCTTGAATTAAAGTGTTAAGACTTGAATGAGGACTACGTACTCGTAAGGTACGACCATCAATTCCTTTGATCATCCCCCTTTCAGCTGCCTTCTGTACCTTGGTACGTACTCTCTTTAAGGCAGGAAGTTTAGATAAGAATTTATCTATTAACTCTTGTCCCTTATGTCTGTCTCCTCCAACAATCTTACCAATTTTCTCTGCACCTGCCCCATAACAAAAGGCATAGATGAAAGTTTTTGCTTGATCTCTATTGCTTAAGCCAGCCATTTTCATATTAGCGGTATGTACATCACCATTTAATATTTCATTTGTATAGTCCTTATCATTCATTAAATGTGCAAGACATCTTAACTCTAAACCAGAAGCATCTGTACCTACTAGAGTATGTGTGTATGGATTACCTACAGTCCAACAATCTCTACACTCTGCACCAAAGGGACTACGTACTGCCGGTATCTGGGCGATGTTAGGACTATGGTGTGCCATACGCCCAGTGATAGTTTTCAATGTCAACACCCTGCCATGTACCCTACCCGTACTATCGTTGTAACTATTAATCCATGATTGTATTTGGGCTATTCTCTTTTGTAATAGAAAGAATCTAGAAAATTGTTCAGCTTCTTTCATATTAATTTTATCAAGAATCTCTTCACTTACAATCACATTACCTTTATCTGTAAATCGTTTAGGTTTCCAGCCACGTTCTACTAATCTATTGGCTATCTGTTGCCGGGAACCTATATTAAATGGTATGTATTTTGTTTTAGTTTTAAGTTCAACAACTGTTGGTTCAAACTCTTTCTTGGCCCAACTCTCTAAACGATTAGCTTCATCAGATAGCCTAGCTAAAAGTCCAATAGCTTTCTCCATGTTTAAAGTAAAACCATTTCGTTCTTGTTGATCTATGATAGCTCTAATCTTATGCTCCAGTTTAATAGAGTATGAAGAAAAGTTTCTTCTTTCTTTACTGAGTTCTTTATATAAATTTTCTGTAACTTCAACATCATTCTTACAATACTCTAACATATCTTTTGTATATACTGCAAAGTCTTCTTGCTCCCATTTAGGATGACCTAATCTATCACCCCAAGAAGATAAACTATGACCTCCTTCTCTAATAGGATTAAATAACTGAGATAATATAAGAGTATCAATAACTTGATTAAGTTTTATATTAGTATTCAATAATCTATTTAAAACTGGAGCATCAAACGAGATACCATTATGCATAACAAATCTATCAATAGATAAAGACCAATCTTTAAATTGATTTAGATTATTTCTATCCCACACTAGTACTTGTGATGTCTGTAGATCCTTTGCTACTATGCAATGGATCAGTGTTGGTTGCAGTGAATCTGTTTCTATATCTACGATTGCGACTTTCATATTCCTCGTCTTGTC